TTCGCGCAGACCGGTATTGAGCCGCCCCACCCTGGGTTGCAGCCAGGGTGCGGAGAACATGCCCACTACGCGCCGGCCATCGATCAACCCCTCGTCTCCCAGCGTTTCAAACACGACGTGGTCGATGCCGACCACCAGTTCGCGGAACCCCATGATCAGAGTGTCAGCCGGATGACCGCGCGTGGCCGGGTACACAGGTGCAGGGGGTTGGATTGAGCCTCACCGGAAACGCCCTTGCCGAATGGCATAGGCTCGATCTTGCCGTAGTACGGGATGCCGAGTGTGTTTACGGTTTCCATGTAGTCAGCAGGTGCAAAAGCCGATTTGAACAAGTCGGGAACACCTTCCGGGACCAGTTGGGCTTCGTCGTCACCGATGAATGCGACCCCCGCAACCTTGCCGCGATAGCGTTCCCAGGTGATGCCGCCGAAATCGAACGACTCTCGACCATCGCCCCGGAGCGCAGCGGCCTGCAGCGTGGCTTTGTAGGTATCAACTACGGAGGGGTGACCGATCAGCTTCGACCAGAAGGTCTTGCCGCAGAAGCCTATAGAGCCGGTGGTAGTGACGTTACCGAGCGCATCTTCTTGCATGTCGAGCGCCTCGACACACTTGACCTGGACCAGTGTTTTTTCGTTCGCGAACTCCATGGACATCGATTGCCGGCTCACACCAAAGCGTTCGAAGATGTCGAGCAGAACGGTGGTGCCGTCGGCGTCGAGGACCTGGCCCTTGAGCGCCCCCATGCGCTGAAACTCATGGGTGATGTCCAACTGGCGTTTCACCTTGGCTAGCCGCTTGTTCACCACGTCCTGAACCGCCTGCAATTCGCTCTGGGTCCCGAACGCACGGATTCCCTGAATCTCATCGGCCTTGATAGTGAAGCGTTGGGGGAGATGGACGGTGTTGAACGGGATCAGTTGCCGTTTGCTGCCGCCGACCACGAGGCCTGAGGTTCCGCGCTCACCGGCTGGCACGAGGGCAAGGGTGTCGCCGTCTTTCTCCACTTGCACGGTCAGCGTGGTGACGCCCTCCTCCTCGAAAATGCCGAGGCTCGAAATACGGCCCGGCAGGTATTCCTGCTCGTTGATTGCGGTGGTGAGGCTTGAGACGCTGAAAGCGTCATCTTCGAAAATGCCGATGTCGGCCATGGACGGACTCCAGAAATAACAAACCCCGCTCGTGGCGGGGTCAGGATGGTTGTGATTGCTTCAGCGCACGATGATGAAGCGCAGGCCCAAGGCCTTCTCCGCGTCAGAGTCCAGCCCGGTCAGGTGCGCATCGCTGACCTCGGCCAGCCGTACAATCGCTCGGCCACGACGCATGACGTCGGACTGGCCCAGTGGTCCAAACAAGATGCAGGCTGCGTTTTCGCTGCCGTCTTCTGCTGTCGGGTTATAAGGGGCAAATTCGCCGCTGTCTGTGATCAAGCCCAGGATCTGGCCCGCCTCCAGCGCCACACCTGCAGCCACGTTGATGGCCTCCCGCGAGATCTGGCCATTGCCTTCGGAAAGCAGGAACTCGCCTGCGTGAAATGATTCGGTTCTGATGTTCATCGGCTTGCTCCGTTGGCAGATGTTTGCTGTTTACCGTTGTTGCGCCGCGCCGCCCAGATGCCACCTGGGTTGGGCTGTCGGCCCTGTGCCTGAATCGGATCGGGCTCCAGTGGCAGGCTGTTGTCGATTTCAAATCCACCTTTACCCGTGAGCTTGTCGAACAGACGAGCACGAACCGCTTGGGGATCCAGCTCGGCGCGCACGTACTCCTCGACAAGCTCAGGCAGCCTCGCGGCGACGCAAAGATCCTTGATGGCTTTGGCCTGCGTGAGTGCCTTCTGGACCGTGGCCTCGTCGGCAAGCCTGGTCAGGGCAATAAGGGGTTCGATCAGGTTGCTGATGCCGGCCGACGCACAACCTTGAGTGATCATCAGCGCGAGTCTGGTTGAGTCGCTTTCAGGCGCTGGCGGATCATCCTGAGTCGGCGGTTCAGATGGCTCATCGAGCTGTGCCAGCAAGCCTTCGGGGGCATGCTGGTACCGATGAAGCACCGCGCCCTCACCTATGCAGGCCTTGACCTCGATACCATTGCCGATCTCATCGGCGAGCCCAAGGGCTACCGCTTCGGCGGCGGTCAGCCAGGTCTCAGCGTTAACGAGGCGTCGAAGCTCGCCGTCATCGATAGCCGGGGCCTTCGATTTATAGGCGGCGATGATTGCTTCAAGCGTTTGATCGAGAACGTCCGCGACTCGACGGAAGTCATCGGCATCACCGCTGGAGTATGTCCAGGGATTGTGGATCATCAGCATGGCGCTCGAGGCGATTACCACCCGATGCGCGCCGCATACCGCGATGCTGGCTGCGCTTGCCGCCAAGGCATCCACCCTCGCGGTACAGCGCTCTCCGAGGCGCGAAAGCGCGTTGTGCATGGCCAGGCCATCGAACAGATCGCCACCAATGCTGTTGAACGCGACAACGATGGGGGATGTCCCGTCGTCCAGCGCGCGGAGGTCTCGCACGAACTGGTTGGCGGTGATCCCCCAGCCGCCTATCTCGCCGTAGACGTAGACTTCGATAACGGGTTGTTCGGCCTCGGTACTCGCCTGCAGGAAGTACCAGTTTTTTGCCGAGACAGGCACTTGCTTGCCCGCACTGTCGTAGATGTGCGGGGGCGTCTTTTTGCTCATGGTTGTTCCTTGTCGTCCGCAGATTCGAACGTTTTCAGGGTTCTGTAGTTGAGGCCCAGCGACTGAGCGCGTTCTTGATCGGCGGCGTTTTCCGCATCGACGGTTTCGGCGTCGTAGCCGGTGCGCAGCACCATTTCGCTGCGTGAGGCAAAACCTGCGTTGACCTCAAGCATGCGTGACTGCACGTCTTGCACCGGATGGATGTAAGCCCAGCCTTGTGGCACCCAGCGTGTGCGCAGGTATTCACGGCGACGTTGCGCGTAATCCGGGAGTACCAGCGCTCCGGACAGGATCGCCATGTCCATCCATGCCGCACGCACTGGCCGGCACAATTGGTGGACGTAAACACTGAATTGCAGTTGCTCAAGGCGCCGTCTGAACTCGTTGAGCACCACACGCAGCGCGCGGTCGTTCACATCACGCATGTCGCCGGTGAGCAGTTCGTAAGGGGTTCCGCAACCTGCGGCCGCTGCCATGAGTTGCTGACGCATGAAATCCGGATAGTGGTTACCCGCATCCGGCGGCTTGGAAAACTCGACTTCCTCGCCCGGACCCAGCTCCTGCATCGTGCCGGGCTCCAGCGCAACCATTGGCGTGAAGCCGTCCACATCAGCGTTCAACAACTGCCCCGTGACCGGGTCACGCGGGACCTGGCCCGATTCGGGCGCGGGCCGACTGATGAAACCGGCGAACAGGTTCGCGACTTCCTGCCGGAACAGCACTGCATCGTCGTAGTTGTCCAGACTGCGCAGGCGTTTGAGCACTGGCGATAAACGCGGCAAGCCTCGCAGCTGACCTGGCTCCACCGGCTCAAAGATGTGCAGCACCTGAGTGGCCGGAACGCGCACCAACTGGTTGTAGCCCGCCGAGAGGCCTGAGCACTCCCTTGGATGGGAGCGGTACATCCAGAACGCTACGCGCCTGCCAGAGGGCTCGAATTCGATGCCCGCGCGGATCGCGTTGCCGTTGCTGGTCGTTTCGAACTTGTCATGAGGAACAAACTCCGGCGCCAGGATCTGCAGTTGAAGTGGCACGGCCAAACCTTCATCCAGGCTTCGCGGCCTCATCCGCACAAAGCATTCACCCGAGGTTTCGACGGTGCGCGCGATGAGCGCTTGCTGGCCGTAGAAGTCAGTCACGCCATCGGCATCGGACTCCTCGACCCAGTCCTCCCAAAGGTTCTGCAGCAAGCCGCGAAGCCCTGGATCATCGGTTTTCGGCCGAGGGTTGATGCCTGTACCGATGAGGTTGCTGACGCGTTTATCGATGGCGTTGAAAGCGTAGGGATCGTTGCGGACGGCGGCTCTGGATCGGCTGCGCAGGTTGCGCAGTGCCGGCATCATCAACGTATTCGCGCTGCCGTCAGGAGCATTCCAGCTGGCTGAACGCCGGCCCTCTCCAGCGCCTTCGTAGCTGGCTTTGATGCGCTCCGGCAACAGGAAGCCGTTACGGGTGAGCGTCGGGTAACGTGCCATCAGAGCCCCTTGCCGCCGTGGTACATCCTGAAAACCCGCGAACGCGGCTTGCCGCTGCTCGCCAGCGAGGTGCGAATCTCTTCGCGGGCTTTGAGCAGCTCATCGACGGTCCGGTATTCAACCGTCCGGTCGGTGTAGCGCACGGTTTTCTCGCCGCGAGCGATGGCCGCCTCGACGGCTTCGAGGTGTTTTGGGGTGAAGGACATGGGAAAATCCACTTAAAGACGCAGAAGGGTTTGAAGACGAGCTGGAGTTATCGCTACTCTCGGGTATGGCTCTCTTGACTAGGAATCTCTGTGGCAACCTCAAACATTGATCGATTCGACGAATATGCCGCGCTCATATTTGCCAGGCTCTATGCGACCTTTCCAATCCCCGTAAAGCTGAGCGATTTCGAAGTCATTCCGAAGGCCTGGAAAGACGATGAGTTCGTCTTAGAGGTCTACCAAGAGGAGTCCGAGTTCGTGACGGCGACGATCTTGTGGTTAAGAGACGCCGGCTACATCTCAGGCCAGGTAATCAGCCTGGGACTAATCGACGCGGTGCTGACGTCGAAAGGTTTGGAAGTTATGAAAGCGACGCCCTCCAGCATTTCAGGAGGGCCGTCGTTAGGCGACAGGCTCACGGATGCTGTTAAAGAGGGTGGCAAGGAAACCATGCGTAGCCTGGTATCTGAGGCCTTAGGAATCGGGACACGCCTCATCAGCCCTCTGGTAGGGCTGTCCTCGTAATCATCGTCGTTTCAGATAACCGCTACTGGAGCTACGGCGCTTTGGTATCGGCACCGCACGCTGCGAGATAGGCTCAGATGGAGTTACCTGCATCTCTTGGTCAGCCACATCGGGCCGCTCCCTTGGTACTGGTTGAGCACTCACTGCGTCGTCAAACAATCCCGACTGCGCCAACGCCTGCCGTACGCGGTCCCACTCGTGCTCCTGGTACCGAGCGATGCCCAGGTAATGAGCCATCGCCAGGTTGTACACCATCAGGTCGAGCGCTTCGTTGCGCTCGGCCTTGCCCTTGATCCACTCAATCCGTTTATGCCCTCTGACATAGCGCGCGACCTTGCGCTCTGCCACGCATTGGGCGAAGAAATCGTCGGGCAAATCGCTGGCAAAGTGCAGCGCACCGGGACCCGAATCGAACGGGTAACGGTTGTAGATCCAGTCCTTGGCGGTGTCCGTCCCCACAAACCACAGCTCGGCGCCGCCTCGTTCGGTCTGACCTTTCCATGTCACATCGACCATTGAAGGCCGCTGAGCGATCACCGGTTTGCCCGGCCTGCTCGCGCCTTTGAGCGCGAAAACATTGCGCCAGCGTCGCACCCGGCAAAACTGATAAACCTCATCGGTGTGGTGACCACCGGAATCCACGCCAGTAGCGAGGATCCCGAGGCCCACCCCGGAAGGATGTCGGTAACGGACTTTAAGCAACTCATCCAGCGCCGCCCATGTACGCTCATCGGCAGGATCGCCTGCAATGACCTGGTGATCCACAACCCAACGCTCCATGCCGACGCCCCAGCCCATCACCATCAACTCAAGCCGATTTGCCTGAACGTCAACGGCGCCGGTTAGCATCAATACGCCCGGGGGAATGCTCCCTAGCGAGAAGGGCTCTTGCCGCGCGCGGGCAATCAGCACCTCGGCTTTGGTCTGTTCCTGCGCGCTGTCCCACACCTTCGCCAAGCGTGTGTTGTAGAACACCTGCATAGGTTCCAAGTCGCCTTTGCTCTGGGCTTTCTTTGCCTTTTCGAACTGTTTGGCGAGGGACTTCCAGTCCATCCAGCCGATCGGCGAATACAGGGCATTGAGATTGAAGCCTACGGTTTCACCGTCGCCCAGGGCGGTCGCGCGCCATTCACCGCCGGCGAGCATTTCGCCCTTGTGGTGCTCCTCGATCAGTACGTCACATTCCGGCCCGGCGCATTGGTAATGCGCGATGCTGAAGTCTGCCGAGTAGTGCAGCCGTTCCCACTCAAGCGTCTGCATGTGGCCGCACGTTGGGCACGGCACGAAGTAGAAACGCTGGTCGCTGGATTCAAACAGATCTGCGATGCGTGACGCTCCCTTGATCGTCGGCGAGCTTGAGAAGTAGAACTTGGCATTTCGGCCAAAGGTACTGCCTCGAGTCTCCGCGAGTTCGATAGGGTCGCCCTCCTCGCCGACGTCAACATCCCATCGGTCGACTTCGTCGCCGTAGACATAGCGTGCCGACAACTCGGCGAGGTTGGCGGCAGAACCTGCTGTGGTGACGTACAACGAGCCGCCTTCGAATTCCTTAGTGTCCATGGTGTTGCGGGCATCCCGTGAGCGGCTGACGGCCACACGGTCGCGCAGCTCCGGTGTCGCCTTGATCGTCTTGCTGATTCGCGATGACACGCGCTTGGCGAGGCCGAGACTGGGCAGCAGCGTGAGGATGTTCGACGGCGCCATATGGA